GGTAAAAACAGCTTTACCATTTATAAAACGAGGCTCTAAACCAGAAACCTTCAAGACATTCTTAATCGTTTCTTTAAGACGATCAACGAAGCGCGGTTTTGCAGAGTGTTTATATCCATTAGATTTGCAGAAGTTAACGTAAGAAGAATACAACTCTGCATACGCATTTTTCACAAATAAACCCCGCTCTGATTCGTCGGTGCTCGGCCTGAAAGCACCCATACCAATCAATGTCTGGCTATTAGGTGCATACAATGTACACTCTGCTAACCAAGCCACGTAAGGGTTATTAAAAATTAAAGCCTCGAGGTTCGTGGCGTTTAGCGTAGGCACATGCTTTACAGGGTTAGCTAGTATGTCCCTCATGTCGTCGTAAGGCATAGATAAAGCCCACGTAACAACACCTGATAATTCAGGAGCAAGTTCTCCTTCTACTCTGTCCGTGTAAACATTTAAAAGGTCTCTTCGTTTTGACGGAGGGACGACTTTATCCATAATTATTGTCAATCTTCTACGCTCTAATCCACTACTTATATCACTGCTACTAATATGCTCGTTTGAGGCTATGCAAACTAGTACTTCCGGTTTGAAATTAATCACTTCTTTACCATATTTTCTTTCCGCACGTAAAGTATCTGAGGCAGAAGTTATTTTTTTAAGAATATCTAAACGTTTATTAAAGTTCGCCTCATCTGTTAGTAAAAGCAGTTTTTTACCTAGCAGGTTATGACACTCAAATTTATTAGTTTCAATAATCTCTAAATTACTGGTATGAGTCCCAGAGAAACCAGCGAGGGCAATCAATACTTGCTGCAGCGTGGACTTCCCGGTTGCGCCAGGTCCTACTAAGTGCAGAAACCTTTCTCCTGTTGTGTAGCCCGTTAAAAGAGCTCGACAAAAAGCCTGAATAATTATTACTTTATCAGTACCAACGGAAGATTCGAGCCAGGTAATAAAGTTAGGGCACTGAGCCGCTGCGCTGTAAGGAAACGATAGTTTTGTTCGCAGATAAAGGTTTTTATCGTTACCTGGGACAAAATCTAAGTTTTCTGCTTTAAGTATTCCGTTTGTGAAAGGGATACAATTTTTGTTTTTACCCCAAATAGATACACGACCACCATTTACTGATTTGAGCAACTTTGCTTTAAGAATCTGAAAGACGGAACTCACCGTGGCGGAGTTATACCTTTGTAAAACACCAGCTGTAATAAAAGTATCTAAGGTTTTAATCACACGGCGTTTGATATGCTGCTCATCCTGCATGTACCAAATACCTTCATCAAGGTCATAAGTAAAAAATTCATCTAAAGAGGAGTCAAAAAGAAAGTCCTCACCATAGTTGTTGACAATAATATCCGCTACATCATTCTCAGAAAATTGTTTGTTTTCTTGCTGCAGCTTTATTAATTGAGCAGGGCTTTTTGGAGTCGAGTCAGGCATGGTTTCTGTTTGTTTTGTAGGAGAATCTTTTGTTTTTGTTGTTTTAGTAGAGTCAAAGTCAAAAGTTAAGATAGAGCTGACAGGTTTTGGTTTTTTTTCTAACATCTGGTCTTTAATCTCAGCTGGACATTTTTCATTGAAGTAGGTCTTACTTAAGTATTTTATCTTTTGCCAGACGGATAGGTTTCCTTCTTCGGAGGCAATCATTAACGCAGGTTTAAGATCCTCGCTGTCAGAGATGCTGTTCAGGATGCGATCAAATTTACCATCAAGCTCCGGGGTGTATTCGTATATATTCTCGAACACCAACTGTGCGGTTGTCAAGGGGTCTTCCTTAACTGACATGTTTTCTTCATTAAGCCAGTTACACCAACCGATTATTTCCTTTAAAGCCATCGCCATAGCGAACGACCGATCCGCTACCGAACCTCCTTCAAGAATTTCTCTTACCGAGCCACTTAGAAGTTTTTTAAGGTCAATACCTTCTTCAGCTACAGGGGCTTTTAAGTACTCATACGCGGATCCTTTGTTGTTACTTTCTTTTTTCGGCAGAGTGGAGTAATACCTATAAGCTTCGTTGATTTTTTCTGTAGGTATAAAGTTCTCCGAAATGTAGAAAAGATCTTTTTTAGGCGTTGTCCCTCTCGCCCCATAAAAAAGGTTAGGAACCGTTGTGGCCCTTACATCAGAACCAGGAATTTGTTCTGAAAAGTAAAGATTAAACCACTTGTAAAAATCTGTATCAATAATCGGTGTCTCTAAACCAAAGACTAAACGGAAACGAGGCCAGGTACTTGTGTAGCTAGGCGAACGATAAGCAAAAGAGCAGTATTTTTTTACTAATTCAAGGTCTAAAGACTGCGTTTCATCTAACTCTTGTTTTTGTATTTTGTTACCCTCTGCATCTTTGCCATCTAATTGATTGTCTATATCAATGATTATTAATCCAGCCTTAATGCACTCAGTTTCGTTCTTAGATCTTTTTCCTTCAAGTAGATGCCAAGCGCATAGACCACTACCTTCTACCACACAAGAAGCTATTGCGTTTATTTCATCTTGACAGGCCAACCAGTTTTCGTTAAACGCTTTAAAATTTCCGCCAGGTGAAATTTTGCCAGTTTTTTTGTTTACGTGTTTTTTGACCTCTTCGTTGCGGCTGTGATAAAACTGCATTGGTGCTCTCAGTCTTGCTATTGTGCCACGGCTTTCATGGTCCGACTACGGAACAGAATCTTAAACTACTCTCAATTGGTCATAAAAAGTCTGTACAATCTGCAACCACTGGGCTTCGTTCTTCTCAATTTCCTTTGGACCGAATGTAAATACCTGAACCGAAAAGTTGGGCACCGCTGTGGATACAATTATTTGAGTCTTATTGATTTTTATATCTAAACATTTTTCGGCAGCAAGTTTATAAGCAGCCAGCTGTAACTGAGTTTTTTTAAGTTTGAATACTCCTGAGACTAAAGCTTTTCGAACATTATCCTCAATCGGAGCGCCGGCTTTAGGAAAACGAGCGCTGTAAGGACCATTTGACGTTTTAAAATCGCCAAGGATTATCTCACCGTTTACATCCTTATAAATTATGTCGCAGCAGCCTGCCCAACCTTGTTTAGTTTTTTCATCATAAAAATGGATTCTACCCACACCATCTTCGCCTACGTATTTCGACCACTGAGGTTGATTGTAAGGTTTTTCGCTCCACAGTACTTTGCCTCCACAAAGAAGCTCGTCGAGTGCCTCAGGCACATCAGTCCAGTAAGGTTCGTAGTCTTTTGGAGGTCTTACATCCAATCCTCGAATGTAGTTTTCAACAGCCCCGTGGATCCAATTGCCCCTTTCTGCAGCTTTATCTGCACTTCCAGGGTTTAAGATATTCCAGTGAGCAAGCTTCTTTCGAGTCTCTTCCGTCTGTGTAGCAGAAAGAATACTAGTGACAGAAGCAAGAGGGACGGGAACCTGTGCGCAGTTGTAGTGACGTAAACCGTTTAAGGTTACTCTAGTTTGGGACACAAGACTGTGTCAAATTATATCCACTGTAACAGATAAACTAAGGCTTAGGGTTAATATAAGGCTTCTTGACGCTTTTTAGCTGGGCAGTCAGAGCCAACCTGATATAAGCCCCAGACACTCTTCAAGTCTTTGGTTATATAACGCTAGTTTTATTGTCCCTTATGTCTAGGGTCAACGCAAAACTAAAATCTCATTGAGAGCACAGGTCTGCCCGGTGGTTCTTCATCATCGTCATCTTCCTCTTTTCCATCACCACTCGAAGAGTTTTCTGAGTTTGGGTCTTCGTCATCTATAAAGAACTCTGAACGTTGATAGTTGAATTCTTTTGCACGACTGTTCAGCTCTTCAGCAAGATACATTCCTGCGCAGTAGCTTTCGCTAATAAGCTCTCCGGCCTCTTCAGCAGTCCTTACCTCTCCTTCCGGAGAGATACATTCCTGTAAAAGTTGCGCCGATACCGCAAGAGCGCAAAGTTTATCCAGTTTTTCGTTGAGCTTAACGAGCTGATCTATAGAGTTACGTTGAAAGTCTTCAAACTTTTCTGCTTTAGTTTTCACAGTAATAACCCCTGCGGTTGTTCAATACGATCCCAATTTAATGCAAAAGAAATTTGTGTGTTATCTCTCCATTTGTCGGGGTGCTGGAAGACAAACCAGCAGCTTGTAACGGAATCTTTTGTAGAACCGATGGCCCTGAACTTCGGACGTGGGTTTAAAACAACCATATTAGACAGTTTGTTTTTTAATAAAAAATTTCTGCGCCTAGTTACAGGCTCTAAAAACGAAAGTCTGTCAAGTACAGCTATACCCTCGGAAGTTACCTGCATACCGTATTCAAGTATGTATTCACTCAGCTCGCTCAAACCCATCGTTGCGGCCACGACCCAGTCATAATTTTTTTGTTTCTCTGACACCCACCACACTGGATCAGTAATGTTCTCTATTTTTTCATTTGTAGTCACATTTAAATTATGACTTTTTAATTGCTCTGATAAGACACCCATAGGATCGTAGGGAACCAAAACAGAACCAGTTACATAGGTGTGTTTGACAAGAGCGTGTGTGATGCCAGCGGGGATGCTGTAAAAAGTTTCCATCATGATCATGTTGGGATCGAGACGAGCTTAGCTGGTTGTACCTCGTTTGTCGAGAGCAGAAATGATTATAGTAACCAGGTAGCAGCTAGAGATTATGTTAAGTACTACTTGGCTAAGCACTGAGCAACAGTTTTTACATCAGAGAGTGATGCTGGATGTAAAAAAATTAGACAGAGAGCAGCTTGTGGAGATTTTTGGTTCCTACCATCAAAGTTACTTATTAAGGAATAAGTTATTTACAAAACTTGTTTGTTGGTGTGTAAAAAATGGGGTTGAACTTCCTCCGATTACTGACTTATTAGAAGAGAACGAGGGGAGTCCTTCAGCTGAAGACAAAACTCAATAAAAAAGACGGGTGTTACCCCGTCCCTTTTACTTTAATTTATCGTAGATCAGTCGAAGTCTATCCCCAGTTTTTTAGCTTGGTCTTCACTAAGCTGCACTGTTTTTTTAGGTTTAGGAACGGGTTGTTCCTCTACAGTCTCTGGTTCTACAGCAGCGGAGGGCAGAGATTTAGGGTTAAAGGAGGTTCCAAAAGCCCCCTGCGGGGTAGATGTATGAGTCTCAGCAAATTTTGCTTTAATTTCTCCGTGATCTGAGCCGAGAGGGAGTTCGACTAAATCGGAACCGGGTATGTGAGATTTAAGAGTTGAAGCTACTAAGCCACAGCCTTTATCCTCTAACCAGGAGTTTATATCCTCTATAAGACTGAATTCTTCCTCGGAAGCAGCAGGTCTATCAATAAACTCAAGAGCGTTAAAGTTTATCTTTGCACCATCAGCACCTGTAACAGGATCCCTTTCGTTGAAACTTCGAGTTACAAATTTAGTCGAAGTTATAACAGAGGCACAGTTAATGCGATTGTTATAGAGGGTCTGGAAGTAGCTTATGAAGTTTTTTTGAGAGGATTTACCAGAGATCATTGAAGTTGTCACACACCGAGGAGGCAAAAGCCTGTGGTTAGGACTTACACCTATGTACGCAATCCGAAGGAACTCCTCTTGGTTTCTCATTCCTAAGTTTCCAAAGAAAGGAGAGAAGCCAATAAGAATGAAATCGATGGGTATGCCATTGTCGTTTTTGTCGACAATTGCGCTGTCTGGATCAAAGTCAGCTTTCCATCGTCGCGCCTGCAGGTCTATCCGCAAAGTGTGTGGAGGGATGTTGCAAAGAATTTCTTTTTCTGAAAATTTACCAGCGATAAAAACCATTGTTTGTCTCAGAGATTAAAGGGAAAAATCGATTGAACCAATAGCGGCAGCAGCAACTGTTCCTTTTTCAGGATCAGCCGCTTTCTTAGGAACAGCTTTAGATGTTTTAGGAAGATAAAGAATTTTATCAATGATATAGTTTAAATAGTATTTTTCGTCCTTTTCACTCGTAGAAACTTTACCTACAGCAATTGTAGGAGTTCCAGGAGCTAACTCAGCTAGTTGTGTTGAAAGTTCTGCCCAGGCAGTCAATTTGAACCAGGCTGTCTCTTTCTCCTCGGTTTGCCAAGCAAGAGAGCGATTTGTAACAGTAGTGTCATTCAATTCTACTTCATCTACTTTGGGTCCTAGACCTCCTGCAGCTATAAACAGGTTTAACGCTAACAGGTCATCAAAGTTTTCTCGAGTGACAACCAACATTGGTTGCATCTGAAGAACTCCATCAGGTGTTGCTCTGGTAGGACCGATAGCAAGAACTGAGTCCTCCTTTTTGAGGTTTTGAAGCAGTTTTCCTACGTAATGTGTTTTGTTTTGGAGGAGTTGAACCTTTGTGGGAACACGCCTGTCATTAGAAGGTAGGCTCTCGGCTAAGACATTCAGAGTGTCGCCGTCCTCTTGAGATGGGCTCGTTACTCGAAGCCCCAGTAAAAAAACGTTCATTTGTTAGTTGTCGGTAAATGGTTGAGCGATGGACTTTTAGTACCTCAGCAATCTGCCTTACGGGAGCGCCTTGGCTTCGGTAGGCTAATAGCAATTTGTTGTCACCGCAAGAAAGTTTTGCATTTTTTCCGTTTACGTACGTGAAGTGGTACGGATTTATGCATTGCTTGCAACTACAAGTGCTTTTTGTTGTAAGGTTGTCTTTTGGTATATCTAAATATTTTAAGATTAAATTTTTTATGTATTTTCGTTTTCCAAACACATATGTACATGGAGTTTTGTTTGTAAAAGATCCCTCCCAAATAAAACACTCTTTTTGAGTGAAGTCATTAAAAGCTAGTTTTTTAAATAATTTAGATATGTAAGAAGGAGCTGTGTGCTTATAGTTCAGACTAAAATAGTCCCCATCTAATGCCCTACAAATATCAGAAGCTTGCGCTTGCGCGTGGTTTGAATCCAGCGAGGTCAAGGCTAAATCTAACTTTTTATTATTGTGTGTTACTGAAAGACAGTGAGACTCAGTGCAAGGCATCAGCCTGGAGTGAACTTGACAGCAGTTTAGACGTTAAAACAAGTTTAATTCCTTTGTTGCTTTGAGCTCTGACAAAGCTTTTAAAGTGTCCACGTAGTTTTGTTGAAACGCCTTTTGTTTTGGAGTATATAAGGTACGTAAATCCTTAAACCTTCTCTTTAAGTCTGATTCTTTTGCGTAGTCTCTGCTTGAGGACCCCATTTGGGGTTGGTAAAAGACATCTCCTGCGTAACGTGCGGCCATTACTTTCCTTGTAGATAAGCGTCGTAGTAAGCGCGGAAAGGATCACTCTTGTCGGTAGGAATCCCGGCCCTATATCCGCCAGTGTAAGGCTGAGTTTTTCCGTAGAAAGAGCCTTCGCCTACTTCATTAATACGATTTTGAATATTACCTATTTCTGAGAGGTTTGTCCCTACACCTCCAGGTCTGTAGTAAGCCTTAGCTTCTAAAATTCGACGCCCGTAATCAGCAGGGTCATAAAACTCTTTCATTTTACCGGGGTCAAGTAAAGGAGTTACAAATTTCTGATAACCTTCTGCTCCTTGAACATCAGTAGTGATATCAGTCTGCGTGGATTTATAAGGGTCGAAACCAGCAGCTCTTGACTGGGTGTAGAAACGGTCGATGTCTGCCCCATAGTCCATACCTTTCTGTAAATCTTCATACAGAGGTTTAAATAATTTATTAAATGTTGGTTGGTCTTTAATGTTTTGCGATCCGATCGCTCTATTTAGAAGCTGAGTTGCTTTACCTGCAGCTGCTTCCGAAGGCAAGTCAGCCGAGTAAGTAGAAGTGAAGCGAACGTTTTCTGGTTTATATCCAGAATCTATGGGTTTAGGAGCTTCTCCACCAGCTCCTCCACCAGCTCCTCCAACAGTTGCATCGCGGCCTGCCACAGTTTGAACAGGATTATTTTCAATATTTACGTAGTTACCCATTCCATAACCACCCCCATAAATTTCTTCTCCCATTTCTCTTTCACGTCCTAAACGAGAACCCCGAGACCCCTTAGGTGATCTTGCGTAACCAGTTAAGGGGAGATCCCCTGCCATACGAAAAGGAGTTTGCGACACGTGTCTGGAGTTAACTCTCCTTATCTTATAGCTTTTTCAGCTAGTTTCTTTTTTTTAGCATAAATTTTTGAATCTTATGACCTTTTTTCACAACCATATCCAATGTTTTTAGCCTTAAATTAGCTTCCTCGTATGTAGGGTATATCTTGGCGAGCTCTTTCTGTTCAACGTAGTCGGTAATCTTATCAAGGTCAACGGGATCTTTCACATAAGTTCCACTAGGACTTACGATTAACCAAGCTTCTTGGAATCTCACAGTGTTTGAAGAAATCATTTCAGCTTGTGTATAGAGACAAACCCCTTGAACTATCGCAGGTTTATAAGCTGTTTCTTTAAATGTATCGAATCTTTTAACATATGAATTAATTTTGTATTTCTTCTTCAAAGACCTTGCTGTGTTGCAAGCTTTTAGAGGCGAACTAAAGCCCTCAAAGGTTAAGTAAATGTCGTTTTGTCCCGCTAAAACACCGTGGTAACTCCCATTGATTTTTACCACACAAACCTCTTTTTCAGGGTTTTTTTTGATCTGAATAAATTCCATTGGTTACTTAGAAGCCCAGGAAGAACCGACACTCGCGTCCGCTGATGCCGGAACAGACTGTAACACGACTTCAGCTGCCGAAACCATGATATTTTCTAATATTTTTTTGTAGTTTTCAGCTTCGCCCTCTTTTACCTCAAGCACAATTTCATCGTGTACACAAGCAATTAGGTGAACTTCATCGTTTAAGTATTTGTTAATGTTTGCCACAGCAATTTTTAGTATGTCAGCGCCCGACCCCTGTATCAAAGTATTGGCACAGCACATCATCGTCGCATCGTCGTAACTTAGTAACCTTCTTCTTCCACAAGCTGTCCGAGTGTAAGTCCACCCGTCTGCAACTAGCGCCGCCCTCTCTTGATGCCAAGAACGGAGACGAGGATAAGCTATGTGAAACGCCGCGTGGGCCACTTTAGCTTCGGATAAAGAAAGCATTTTCCCGCTCTGGGCAGCATAAGTTTTATATTTCCTGAAACCCATGCCATAAAGTAAGGCAAAGTTTAGTGTTTTACCTTCTTGTCTTTCTTCCTTGGTTACT